ATCGTAACCAATCATGACCTGCAACGGACGTCTGCTCATTCAGCAGCCTCACGCGGCGTCATTATTGCAGTGAACTCGCCCTTGCCGACTTGGTAGGATGTGAGGTCGAAGCGGGTGAGAAGCTTTTCGAGCCACCAGCGCGGACTTTCTTGGATGAGATGGGCGTTCCTTCCGTCGGGGAGAAACTTGGAGGCGGCTCGTGTAGCGACGTTGAGGAAGCACATTTGCTCGGTAAGCCCGGCCAAGTCGTCCAGTACCGCGTCCACGCATTCTGGCTCAATATGCTCAAGTACATCTGTGCATACAACGATGACAGCCGGAGTAGGTCGTTTTGAATATTCAGGAATACAGGGATCATAGTTTTGAATAGGGAATGGAATACCTTTTTGAAGACGCGCCTTGCCTGCGCCGTAATCGAGAATACTTCTTGTTTGCAGCTTCTTGGCGGCGTCCAGGATCATATCGCACCAGCGGGAACTTGAGGTGCCGTAATCGGGACGATCCTCGTGGAACTTTTGCTGGAGGGCTTGGTATTCGGGGGTAATGAGGGTCATTTTTTAAGCGGGCAAACTTGTTGGGAATCGCACCAATCCATCCAATGTTGGAGGTGGTCCTCCACCAACTTCATAGTGCCGTCAAAATCTTCATGAAACATACTGGAGGGATACATCATCTCCAGGTCTTTCCCGGAGGGGCGCTTGAGCCTAAACACAACCACGTTGGAGTTGGCAAGCTGGCCCCGCACCTGCGAAGCCAAATTACTCATTTGCCTTTCCTACCTTTCGCCGCCATGCTGCCCATCTTTTTGGCTCCGTATTTGGCTCGGCCAATCTTGGCGGCCACCGCATCGGCTTCCTGCTTGCTATAGCCGGGTTCCTTCGCGATCTTGTCAGAGAGCGCCTTAAAGCGCCCGCCGCTGCCTAACTTTGGTTTAGCCATGTCAGCACATCCCCTTCTTGCTGCCTTTAGGAGCAATACCCTTATTGACAGCAGGGGTGGAAGGCGCGGGCTTGTTGCTCACGAACGGAGGCGTGATGCCTACGGACTTGTGGCCGGAGGGCGCAGTAAACGGCTTGGGTTTCTGGGTGAAAGCAGGTTTCTTAGCCATGATTAAGTCCTTCAAGTAGTGATGTGAGGTTATCCGCCACTTCGGCTACAACAGGCGTCCAGTCTACTGTACCCGGTTGCTGCCTAAATAGCGTTATGCTGTTAAACCACGGTGTTGTATCTAAGTCAAGTCTGTAACGCCATGCAGGTCTTGATGGAGTCATTACCCAGGTAGGAACTCCCATAGAACCAGCAAGCCACACAACAGAAGTGCAAACGGTGATAACCAAATCGAGGTTCGCCACCAACCCCGCCGTGTCGTCATAGTTCGGGCTGTGCGTGGCTTCGGGCCAATGGTGGATGTCAATGCCGTGTTTTTCTTTGAAGGCTGCAATTTCTTGTTCGCAGTTGGTGTATTGGAGACTGATCCAGTTGACGTCTTGCCGCAGTAGGGGCAACAAGGCCTCAAGGCTAAGAGAGCGAACTTCGACTCGGGTTCGCTTATGTCCACCCACCCATGAGATACCGATGTTAGGCTTGCGTGGCAAGTTGTGCAGACGTTCGTTCCACTTGAGTTCTGCAGCTGCGGATGGCTTGATATAAGGCGTGCCAGGAAAAGCCTCAAGATTGGGTCGGAAGAATCGGGGCACGTCTCCGAGGGCGATTTTGGCGTCAAACTCGTATCGTTGGGTTCCATCTTGTTTCAGCGGCCACGTAAGGATTTCGTCTTCCCGCGTCGGGTAGATGTCAATGTTGGGGAAGGAGTTGCAAAACAGCGTGTGAAGCTTTTTGTGGCACTCAAAAACTGTATCAGGGCATGCACGGAGTAAATCGGGTAAGCATGATGCGAATAAAATTTCATCCCCAATTCCTTGCTCGCCATAGACGACAAGGCGCTTACCGGGCGTCCCATCCCAGTAGGGTAGCGGATCGCGTGTGTAATTACGATCCATGCGGACATTAGCTTTAAGTCCCCACTGATATTCCGGCCAACCTCGTCCATAATCTCCCATCTCAAGGTAGGCCAGAGCTCGGTTCCAGTGAGCCTGCGCGTGATCTGGTTGCACTTCAATTGCTGCATCCAGATGGGTGAGGGCTTCCTCAGGTTTTCCCTCATTAATGTAGAGCGTGCCAAGGTTGTTTTGGATGTCAGAGTTGATGGGCAAACCTTCCTGCGCTTGTTGGAACATCGCCCGCGCCACAGGCACGTTGTTCTCATGCTTGTAGCAGGTACCCAAGGCATTCAGGATTTCACTGCGCTTAATCTTCAGGAAGTCATCTAACTGGTTGGCCTTCTCCGCCTTGGGGATGATGCCCACGCGCTTGAAGCCCTCAATCATGTTATCCATGTTGTCGAGAGCATACTTAAGCAGCCGATGCGCTAGGCCGTTCTTCTCGGCCACCGCATAGTTCATCCCCAGGGCGGCGTGGATAACCGGGTTATCAAACTGCTCATTTAGCAGCTCCAGGTAAATGCGCTCGGCTTCCTTACGCTGCCCGGCTTTCTCAAGCTCGGTGGCTTCATAGAAGGGGTTGTTGACTTTCTTGGGGGCGGGATTGGCTGCAGGGGTGACTAAGCGCTTGGCGGCTTCGTCGAGGAATAGCTGAATGTCGGCCATGCTAACCTGTTTGAGAGTTACCCATCACGGGCGGAAGAGGAACCGCTATTTTAACATTTGGTACAGGCAAGAAAAAGCCCGCCTTGTGAGCGGGCTTAAACCAACGTGAGGGCGTCGGTGAGTCGCAGCTTGAGCCATCTATGAGATGACACACGCATTATAACCTATGAGTACACGATGCAGATGCTGCCAGAAGCCGTGCCCAACTTTTGGATGCGCGCCACAATACCCAATTCAAAGTCAATTTCTATCGGCATGACCTGCCCAGCCGTGAACCGCTGCGCCACGCGGGGCGTGGAGACAGAGGTTGTCGGGCTGTCAAAAAGCTGCACGAACACGTCGATGGCGGAGTTGCCGGAGTAGTCGCAACCTACGATCAGGCGATGCACCGTACCCGGACCGGGCTTGATTTGCACAGTCTGAGTGGTGGCGGTCGCCTGAAAGGTTACACCGGCGTTAAGTACGGGATGCGTCATTGTCAATTACTCACAGAAAAGTCGATAACAACTTCGCCTAAAGGCCCGTTTACCGGGCCTGCACTGCTGCCATGACTTTGAACTTCATCATCAACATACAGCGTATTTAGGTCACTATCACAAGCAACAAGAGTGTAGGGCATTATTTACCGTCCAAGGTGTAGCGCAAGGACAGGCGCAGGCCACCACTTGCCCCGGCAGCGGAAATAGCCGTCACCTTCAAGTCAATGGTGTCCTCCGCGCTGTAGGAGTAGCCGTAACCAGTAGAGCGCATTGCGGTGGAAACGGCTGTGCCGGACAGGAGAACAGTTGTCGCCAGCGCAGATGCACTGTTGCCGTCGCCAATGTCGAAAGTAATCACGCCGCTGTGTGTGGTTGGCACGTCAATCATGCCAAGCGCAAAGCTGAGAATCTGCGCGCCAGCCGGAACTTTCACCATTTGAATAACGTCGCCAGCAGACAACGCAGTAGTCATAGTAAAGTCCACAACGCGGGTAATGTCCCCGTTGATTGCGAAGCGTGCAGGAACCCCGGCTTCCGCTGCGGTAGCAGTATAAGTTGCCATGTTAGTTCCCCTTAGTTAGAAGTATGCGGAGCAGCGTACGTACGCACCGCAATTGTGGCGAAGTCGGAGCCGTTGTAGACCATCTTCTTCATGCCAGCCATGCAGCCGGCCGCCACACCGAATTGATTTTCGTAGTCGAAGTAGTCCTCTACCCACTGGTAGCGCTCCGGTCCGTTGTCACGTCCGAAGGCCATGCCCACAGCTTGCGCGCCACACATAACAGCTTGGCGCACTACGTTGCCGGTAGCACTGCCAGAGCTAGAGAATGCGGGTACACGATTAGAAGCGTGCAGGATAACGCCGTTGTACTCGCCCAGCGCGCCTGTGTAGATCGGGTTATTGCTGATTTGACCGCCTTGAATGGCTGCCTTCTGCAAGTCCGCCCACTGACCAGTGGAGACGTTGGTGCGCATGTCCGTCACCTGATAGTGGTGCAGGAACATGACGTACTTCTCTTCGCCGTTGATCATGATCGGGCGGATCGGTACGGCCAAGGTCTTGGCCTTTTCGACTGCCACGTCAATCAGGGTCAGCGTAAATTTCTGCGTAGCGGTGTTGTCGAATGACCACGCGGTAGGAGCGCCGCTGCCGCCTGCGATAATCAGGTGGTCGCTGTCAGCAGCAATCGCGGATTGCATGCCGGTGTAGCGCGTATCACTTTGGAAGGTATTGCCGCAGATTTGGTTGAAGAACCATGTGTCAATGCGGTCAGCCCACCAGTCTTGGAGGCTCAAGCGGGCGTGCTCGCGCACGTCAAACGGAACCAGTTGGCGGCTAAAGCGGCCACCTTCGCGTACAGCGTGACGAAGCTGTTGGATGTACAGGTCGTCGCTGTAGTAGTTCACACGCTCTTCGTTGCCCTCAAGCGTGGCATCCCCAAGGATACCGTTGCCGGACAAGAGGCGACGCAGCGGAATACGAATACGGTCACCCGCACTCTTCTGGGTGTCGTCGTAAATCTGGATGAGTGAGTTGTCGTCTTTGCCCATGAACTTGAACACCCAAGTTTGCTTGAGTGCCTCCACGGACATCTTTTTTGACCACAGCTTGACGGCTAATGCATCACCTGTGGCGAAACTGGTAACGGCCATGATGTCTCCCTCCGCGCATACGCGGAATTGTTTTTCAAAGGATTGGGAACCATCACGGTTTCGCTTACTGCGACCCCACCATCACGGTCAGAGGCACATCAGAAAGCATCGAGCAACAGTAGGGCTATTGCGCGATTGTGATTCTGTTGTTGGATTTTGGAAATGTCAAGTTGTAACTGCGATGCGCGTTGCATTGCATCACGCAATTGCGCTGCATCCTGGGAATGCGCTGCAAGCAAAAGCGCCGCTTGCAGGGCCTGCTGCAATAGGAGTGTAGGATCGTACCCCTGCCCCCCGGCCCGGTCGCCGGACAGGATAACAGGTTCCTGCGGAATAGTCTGTTTGATTTCCTCTATAGGAAGTGAAACATCGATAGCCGCAGGCTTGGGGGCAAAGCGGCGTAGGTACCGCTCGCGCAATATCCAGAAGTCTTCGCCTACTCGCTCATAGGGCCTATTCCGCTTGCTTCCTTTGCCACTGCCTCCCGTAGTTAAGGGAGACGGTGCAGGCGGCGGGGGAGTAGGAGTAGGCGCACCCGTCCAATCCGAAGTTGTCCACGAATATTCCCAAAGAGCTAGCATGGTTTAGCTATGCAAAGCACGAACAACCACATCCGTATTGACGTTTTGGTTGTATACCGCACTGATTTGGTTGGAAGTAAATAGCGCCTCGAAGCGGGTAGGTGTACGTTGCGCCAACGCCGTAAGGTTTATCGTGCTAGCAGTACCCGAGCCAAACACAGCCACAAACCCGCTACGAATATTCGCATTAGTCGCGTCTATGGTACCGGGAGCTAGCATTGCAAGATACGTATTTTGCTTGGCTACAGTTAGCGCGGCAAAATCCGCCCACACAATAGCTGTATTTAGCTCTTCGGTAGTGATGTCAGATCGCCATATCGTACCGCTTGCGGAAGGGGAATTGTAATAAGTGACTATTGCTCCGATATCCCCTGCTGTAACATTAGCCGCTTGGTTAGCTAGGATATCGGCCTTAAAGGTGGCAAGCTGTGCGGGGTTAAGTACCATGGCAATTATGGTCTAGTAGTTGGTTTTGGTTCAATAAAGAACACAGAAAAGAAGTCTTCAACACTGATTATTCTCTGTACTAAGGCATCATCAGCCGTAGGAAGTACCGCAACGCCATAAATGGCATCTCTAGTAGCCATAGCGGCTACTCCAGAGAATGCCCCACTAGATGCCTGCGCGCCAATCGCTGCATTGCCTGCTGTGGATGACAGAGTTGTACTTCCCGTAGCGCTGCCATACACATTGCCGTTTAGGTAATATGTTATTTTGTTGGCGTTGCGTGTAGCCGCCACCACACAATTACCTGCAATGGCGGACAAGAAGCCCGCGCCCCCAACGCCTACGGCGCTATTGTTTTTAACGTTCCACTGTAGAACTTCCATTCCACTAGCAGAAACGTAAAATCCTTGTCCGCCATTTCTTTGGCACGCTAACCAAATGGTGGAGGAACCCGATTTTCGTATTGCTCCTATGATCGTGAACTGGTTTGTTTGCAGCGCCTGAATCTGTTTTGGCAAATTACAGTAACTTGCTTGCGCGCCATTGCCCAATGTAACACCGTACTTGCGCTGTCCTAACCTGGTTGCTGTGCCTAAAGACCAACTACCGCCTACGGTAAGATACCCGGGCTGCGCAGCATTAAACAAAATCTCACATCGCAAACCATCCTGCGACGGCAAAAGACCGGGCTTCAATTGTTTGATTTTCTTGCGCATCATTAACCCATTACGGAAGAAATTTCTGACGTTACCAAGGTTGCCGTAGTAAGAGCCACGCCCAAATCGTTCTTTATTACCAATTGAAACGCATACGGCATAAACCCTAACGTATTCGCCACACTGAAGAACCCTCTGTGAGTAATGCCCGTGGAGCTACTATTCACTGGAACAATGCCCAAGTAACGCAAATCAGGTTCATCTGTTGTAGTAGTCCCGCTTATGGGGCCAGAACGAAAGTTCGAGCCATCTAAGGATTCCTGAATAAACACCACTACCTGTTTATTGCCCGCAGGGGCATTAGTTGTACCTACACCAAGTTCCACAATAACGTCGTTAGGCTTGTTGGTATTGCAGGTGTAAATATCTGTTTGCACATACGTTGAACTGGCAAGCGTAGCCAATGCGGATACCGATAATGAAATCCGGCTTTGCACTGCCTGCTTTAGGATAGGTGTAAAACTAGTGACAGCCACTGTTACCGTGGCGCTGATAGCATTTATGAAGCCAATGTTTGCGGTTCCCGCGCCCAACGATACCGCACCTATATTTGCAGTACCCGCTGCATTTACCACAGTGACATTCGCACTGATATTGTTAATCGTGCCAATGTTATTGCTACCCGCTGCAAGTACTACAGCCGCTGAGATATTGTTAATGGTGCCAATATTTGCTGTGGAAGGGCCTAGCGAGATAGTTCCAGCAACCGTAACAGTTGCGCTGATGTTATTGACAGTGAACGGGGTCCCCACGGCCACATTAACCGTGCGGGATATATCGTTGAGAGTCCCGATGTTCGCAGTACCGGCGGCGAGGATGACGCTATGCGTAGCGCTGATGTTGACCACACCCGCAATAGTGACCGTGGCTGAAATGTCGTTGATACGCCCGATGTTAGCCGTGCCTGCTGTAAGACCCACCACACCCGCAACGACTGCAGTTGCAGATATGTTGTTGACCGTAAATGGCGTGCCAATGGCGACTTGGACAGTACGGGATATGTCATTTAAGGTTCCAAAATTGGCCGTACCAGCGGCGAGGACGACGCTAGGCATAGCGGAGATGTTAACGACACCACTAACATTAACCGTTGCGCTGATGTCATTAATGCGTCCGATGTTGGCGGTGCCAGCCGTAAGTCCGACAACTCCTGCGACCACGACAGTCGCGCTAATATTGTTGACCGTAAATGGTGTGGCAATTTGTACTTGGACAGTACGGGATATGTCATTGAGAGTACCCAAATTGGCGGGAAGGCTCACGGCTGCCGTACCGCTAATGGCTACCCCACCTGTTACCGTTACGGTAGGCATAGCCGAAATGTTGAACGTACCCGTGCACACCAGCGCGCCGCCGGTCACCACTGCGAATTGCGCCGTGGCGCTGTTGTCCCCAATGACAATACGCTGGCGCATGACAGTGTTCGCGCCCACGTCCATAGATACCGCGTCCACCTTTTTGCCGGTGCTGTCCGGGGGAACCTGAATAAAGTCGGCCATGCTTTTATCCTAAAATACAGTAAACATAAGTGCGATCTGTGCTTGCGTCGTTGCTATGAGTGATGTCGAAGCGCCCGTTGTCTTGAAAGGCGACGAACATTGTACCGTTACCGAACTCCGCCGCTGCGTTTGCCGTGCGCGGCATGAACTCAATCATAGAGGTAGGCCCGGCTCTGTCATCCAACACCACTGTTGTATTTTGGTTGGCCGCCAAGGTAATCACGCCAGTGTTCTGTAGGTGACCTTTGTTGGCTTCAGCCATCCACGCTGCCGCTTGCCGCTTCCACTGCGCGTCGTCCGCCAACTGCTGCGGCGGCAAGGAGATACGCGGTAGGATTTCGTCGGTTACGCCGGAGCCTCCGCCAGGTGGCGGAGCTGGCGGCGGGGGCGGTGCAGGTGGCGGCGGAGGCGGAGGCGCAAACGGATTATCCGGCCCGACAACAGGTTGCACAAAGTCCTGCTGCCAGTACTTGGCAACGCGCCTACGGTAGAAAATATCCGGCAAGCCGCTCAACGCCGTTGGTGGGATGGGAGTTAATACCGTAGGAGTAGGGTCTTTTTGCAGCCACCCGCAAAAAACCATCGGCCAATTGCGTTGGGTGTAGAAGTTCTGCGGAAGCGGAAACTGCTCCATCCCAGGCTGGCGCGGGTCGATCGACACGTCAGGCGGCTTGATGGCAATAAGCTGGGCGGCCCACGGATCGGTGGTACCTGCGTTTGCCAACACCGCCTCGTTGTTGGTAGACGCGCCCGCGCCTGTTTGCGACTTGGACGCGCCCCACGCATTACACACGCCGGAGGAAGCCAACAACCAATTAACGTTTGTGCCAACAGGCTGATTAAACGTAAGGCCACCTGCGCTACTGCGCAGCGCAAAAGCATAGATAAGAAGCTCATTGTTGACGCTGGTTGTTACGGCAGGCGCAGATGCACCAGCGCCAAATCCCCCTTGCCCGCTGCTTGTGTCAACCGCAGAAACCGATCTTGCGCCGGTGATGCGCGCAATAATGCCGTTGTTCTGCACGCCGGTGCCGGTCATGTGCCATGTATAGCTGGAGGCTTCCGCGGCGGAAGCGTAGTGGTAGTACGAGGCACAGGTAATGTCGTTCGCAGTGCCTTGCGCCACCGTACGGATGGAAGTCCATCCACCCGGAACTGAGTTGATGGTTTCCGAGGCCGACGCGAAGTTGATGACGGCTATAAAAAGGTCGCCCGCGTTGTACGTAGTTGGCGTGTTGACCGTAATTGCCGTACCTACCGCCGAGTTCTGCACCTGCGTGAAGCTGTCGAATACAGGAGCACCAAACGAAGCAGGCGGTGGTGGCGGAGGCGGAGGAGAAGATACACTAGCGGGCTGGATAGCTATGCCCACATAAGCCAAATTCACCGCCGCGTTGAAGCCCCAGGTCATGGCTATATCCGCGCTGCCGGACTCCGTGGACATCGCTGCGCGTGTGAACGCGCCAGCGGCTGCGCCTCCTCGCTTGGTTTGCTGCGGCCCTGCCGACTCCGTGCCCGGTGTGGCGGATTGATTCCACACCACGAAGTCAACAATTTTGCTGTTGGTGGCGTAACTGGAGATGCTTCGCCCAATCGCAGCCGCGGCAGTCTCCGCAGAGTAGGCTCTAGCCGTTGGAGTGCTTTGATCCACCCCGGCAAAGCTGATTGCCTTTACCTCAATGGCATGCGACTCCGCAAACTTCGCCACCACGACATTCACGCCGCTGGCTGGCCCCGCCTTGCCCCACAAGGAAGCGCGATAACCCGAGGGGCCTTCCTGCTTGCCCGCCAACAAGGACATCGGAGAACCCGCGTACTCTACGCTTACGACATCGCTGCCGCCGCCGTTGACGCCCACGCCCACCAACAGGTAGCCATTCGCGCCGGTACAGGTATGCGTCCACGAGATGGCCGTGCCGGAAGCCCCGGTGTTAATTGTGCTGGTGGTATCGACGCTGACGCTGCCAGAAGACGGTGGAGGTGGCGGCGGAGACGGCGAGTCGGCGGATTGCAACGGCATGCAAGCCAAGGCCGCGTTGGTGGAGGTGTTGAAGCCGTGCGACATCGTAATGGTGGCGCTGCCAGACTCTGTGCTGATAACGCAGCGCGCAAAGCTGCCAGAACCGCCTACACGAAACGTTTGCTGCGGCCCGGTGGACTCATTCGCAGGCAACGCGCCCTGGTTCCATGCCACGGCATCCACGATGAATTGGCCGTTCGTGAAGGTGCCCAAGGTCTTGGAAATGCTGACCGCGCTTTGCGTTTGCGCCAACGCGATCGTGCCGGTAGGTGCGGACTGGCTCACGTTCGTGAAGCTGATGGCGCAGCACTCTACGGCATGCGACTCATTCCACGATACCGTGATGGTATTGGTACCGCTGGCGGGGCCTGCAAGGCCCCACATGGAGATGCGATAACCTGTGTCGGACTCTTGCTGCGAACCCAACGCGGACAGCGCCACTCCGGCGTAGGTGACGCCGGTAACGTCGCTGCCGCCGCCATTGGTGGACACCGCCACCAGCAAATAGCGATTGCTGCCGGAGCATGTATGCGACCAGCTTTGACTGGTGCCGCTGCTGCCGGTGTTTAGGCTACTGGTGGCGTCCTTTACTACGCCCACTTACCGCCGCCCGCGCCTAATCCAAGGCAAGCGGCCAAGGAGTTCCGAATAAAGGTATTGCAGCCCGCGATCTGTT